TTAAATCGACGTTCCACCCGCAAGCGGATTCAGTGTGACAGCATTTTGCAGATAATCTGGCGACAAATGCGCATAGACCATCGTTTGTTGAATGCTGGCGTGTCCCAGTATCTGTTGTAAGGCAATTATGTTCCCCCCGTTCATCATAAAATGGCTGGCGAAGGTATGGCGCAAAATATGCGTTGCTTGGTTCGGCGGGATGTCGGGTTTGACCATCCGCAGTGTTTTGCAAAATTTCTCATAATCCACCTTAAACAGTTTCGCGCTGGCTTCCTTCCTGATCATCTTTTCCAGTTCTGACGAAATGGGGACCGTTCGTTTTTTCCCGTTCTTCGTTTTAAGGAATGTGATCCGGCAGTTTGCTATCTGCGAAGGTTTTAGCGTTGCCAGTTCTGACCACCTCCCACCAGTGCTAACCCCCAGCAATGCAATTAATCGGGCATCACCTGTTAAGGCATCCAGCAGGCTGGCTATTTCGGCTTTTTCCAGGAAGGTCATTTCTGGGTTAGCCTCGGCCAGTGGCGGTAATCCATGTACTGGATGTGTCCCGACAAACTCTTCCAACTGAATCAGCTTTGTGAACATGCCGGAAAAACGGTACATATCCCGGTTAATTGTTGATGGGCTGATCCCGTCGCGAAGTCTTGCGGAACGGTAATCCATCAACATTCTTTTGTTCATCCTGCTAACCGGAATATCACCCAGCCCGCTGATAGTTTTGAGCAGGTGATTAAATTCCTTTTGGCCGTGTTCATGATTCTGGCCGTGATACTTCCACCATAAATCCAGCAGTTCTTTTAGCGTGCGGCGATCTGCCCGCTGTCCAGCCCATTCTTTCTGGTTCGCGTTTGCCAGCGTATAGCGTTCAAATGCGACCGCCTCAGCTTTCCTTTCAAACTTCCGGCGAATGCGACGTCCTTCGCGCCCGCGCGGTCTTATGTCCACTTCATAGCGACCATCATCGAGCTTCTTAATTGACATAAGAAAGCCCTCCGGCGCATAGATCACTATCTTGGTAACAAATAGTGAAAATGTAATGTTTATAAAGTGTTAACCAGTCTGTTTCTCGGATTGGTCTGATTTTGTTACGTCTGGCCCAATGTGTGCGAGGGCCGGTGCGATTTGACCAGCTTGCGGGGCTGTCTTATTGGTCATTAGCCATAGCGTGTATTTTTCAAACAGCTTTGACTGGGTTATCTGCAAAACTACTTGGATTCCTGGTTCCTGCTGCCCAGACTCATAGTTCTTAATCGTACCTTTCGCTATTCCGCTGATTTCGCTGAATTTTGCTTGAGTAAACCCCTCTGCTTTCCTTATCGCTCTTAGTTTTTGCGCAAGATTCATTTGACATGTTCCTGACTTAATGACTATATTCACCCGAAAAGGTCATTGATTCAGGATCTTTTCGGGCATGACTCCAGCCCTTCAGGAGCGTTCCTGAACGGTCTGTAATGGGCTGGATCCTCTGAGACTAGCACGAACTGACCTTAACGCCGAGATTTCGACGGGTCATTCATCGGAAAAGAGTAGGGGTATGTGATGGAAGCTAATGATTACGTGATCCAGTACCCACTGGAAGCGGTACACCCTGATAAGTTCGCAGAATTGGTGGGCAAGCCAGCATCGGCGATTGAGTCAATGATTAAGGCTAACAAGCTGCCGGTTGTTGAATTCCGCGACCCAACCAAACCTAATGCGCGCGCTGGCGATAAATTGGTGCTTTTGTCTGAGTTTAACCGTGGTGTTCGTGAGGCATTTCGTAACCGTCCTGTTGAGCAACGCGACGCTTGGCTTTTATGGATGGGACTTTAAGCATGGTTGAACCTCGTTGCATTGCTCAGTTACTGCGTAGCGAAAGCCAACGCCCGATGCCGTTCAAGATTACTCATGGTAAAGGGCGGAAGGGAATCATCATTCGCACTCGTAAGCCGGGATTTATTTCCATGGTTAAACGTTTCATAAAATCCAGAGGGTTATCGTTATGACGGTTATGACTTTTGCCATAGTGGACAAACAACCCGCAGCCCTTCGCGGCTTGATTGGAAAGTATCTGGCCGCGCCTCGCTGGTCAGATACCTGTGATTTCTATAACCAGATGATGGAGCGCGAGCGCCTGACAATTTGCTTTCATGCTCAGTTAAAACAGCGTCACGCAAATATGCGCCTCGAGGAAATGAACGACGCCGATCGCGAACGTCTGATTAACGCGATTGACGAGCTGCGCAATACCTTCTCTAAATCCCGTCAGATGGGGGCGAGTGCCTCAACGTTCGTCGGGCGAATGACCGTCAGCCAGCGCCGCGCACTATTCATGCATGCCGGTTTAACTGAAAAAGAATTTAATCAGCCCATCTGGCGCACCGATGAGGCGTCATGTTATTGGCGTGAGAAGCTATTACGCGCACTGCGTGAATTGATTGCGCTATTTGAAAACGCACCAACGATATTAACTTCGGTAAAGCCTGAACAGTATTTACATTAATTAGTTTGGATGTGAATTTAACGCGCTTAACTGCGCGGGGAATTCTTTTATCTGGAGAATGGAATGAAAGAATTAATAGAGCTTATTTATAAAAGCAATACCTGTGAGGTGTTTGATTGCTGGCGCTTTATTAAAAAGCAAAAGCAATTATTTGTTTTTAATGTTGATGTAAATAAAATCATTTCGGCAGTTTTAGACGAATATTTTGCGCCCGGCGAAGTTGGTTATCTGTTTTACCTTGCCTCTAAACCTTCTTTTGTACCAGCCAATGCTACAGCCGTTTCTTTGTCAGCGCGTGATATCAACAAAATCGTTAAGTACGTTTGGCGCGAACAACAGCGGCGACGTCGTGCCGAGCGGTGTGACTCAGGCTTTGATGATGGGATTCCGTTTTGAGAATTTGTATTAATAAGGTGAGATCTAATGTCTGCTCATAATTATGTGATTATTAATAAATGGTTAATTATCTGTGCTATGCCCAACGGCGATTATCAGCTCGCGGAGTTGCGACACGATAAACAAACAGGAGGAGCATCACAGTCTGTTATCGCAATTTATCAGAATAAATTAAACCTCGTGGCTGACTCGGTGAATATGCTGGTCAAGCGCGCGATTTATTGTAGGGATATTTTCACAAATGAAGAGCTGGCAACGCTGACCGCTGAGTTTACTCGTAATTGCATTGATGGTGTAGCGATGTTCAAAAATAAAGGGGGTGGAAATGTCAGCAAATAAAACTAATGAACAAATCAGACGTGAAGCAACAAAAGAAGTTATTAACAAAATGCGCATTATTTCATTGGCTCAGGCAACCATTTTTGGTGTGGGTAATCCTGATGCCGGAAAATTAGTAAAAGAGTTGACCGACACAATTATCAACATTGTTGAAGCATCTTATCAGGAGTCTAACTAATGGGTGTTCGTATTGAAATAGGCGACCGCTATGTCGTCACCAGTGACCAGTTTCAATTTATTTTACGCGAGAAGAAAATCGCAAAAGCCGGGATTAACACCGATAAAGAATATCTTGATACTGTCGGATATTATCCGAAATTAAGCCAGCTTGTTTCTGGTTTGCTGCATCATACAATTCTGACCGGCGACGCAACCGCATTTGAATCGCTGGCCGTACAGGTTGAGCGCGTGGCCGAACAATGTCAGGCGGCTTTCTGCAACAATGGCCGTTGAGAACCGGGGGCGTGCAGCCCCTTCGCCTCCACCACCATTTCGCAAAAATGCCGGTGAGCCCTTCACCGGCGCTTTCCCATGGAATAAACCAAAAGCGGCCATTGGTCGCGACAGACCTCTTACACGTGCCGAATTCCGTCAGGTGCAAGCGGTTTTATTCAAAATTGACCGTCTGCCGTTCTTTCTGCGCTCACATTTTACCTCGCGTTATAACTACATACGCCGCACTAAAAGCCCGGTGCATGGCCTGTTTTACCTGAAAAAAACATTTGAAGAGCGGCTCTGGCCGCGCCTCGAGCGTGTTAATCAGGTGTACGGGATGGACACCAGTAAATCGATACGGCTTTTATCCGAACGCGATGAATTTGAAACGCTGCCCGACATGAATGACAAAGTGCTGAAGAAATTCGCCGCCCGATTATCTGCACAGATTTTCATGGCGTATGAAGAACTTAGCGATGAATACACTGAACGCTCAGGCAAAGAGGCGCTGTTTACCGATGGTGCTCAGTCGTTTCTTTACGGCCAGCTTGCTGGCGCGGTGCGCGCGCTTAACATCACCCCGATGCACTGGAAGAAATACCGGAAGGGTCAGATGACCATCCGTATGGCCTACTCAGCCATCGCGCGCATGATGAATAACGAGTGGTGGGTCAGCCAGCTTAAAGCCCAGCGCATGCGCTGGCGTGAGTCCCTGCTGATTGCTGCCGGTGAGGTCAATAAAGACCGTTCTCCGTATGCCAGCAAGACAGCAATTCGGGACGTTCACGCGCGCCGTCTGGCTAATCTGGAATACCTCAAATCCTGCGAGCTCGAGAATAAAGCGACAGGCGAACGTATCGACCTGATTAGCAAGGTCATGGCGAGTATTTCAAACCCTGAAATTCGTCGTATGGAGCTGATGAATACCATCGCCGGTATTGAGCGTTACGCCGCATCAGTCGGCGACGTTGGCATGTTTATCACCATCACCACGCCGTCAAAATATCACCCGACCCGTCAGGTTGGGAAAGGTGAGAATAAAACCGTTCAGCTTAATCACGGCTGGAATGATGAGGCGTACACGCCGAAAGATGGTCAGCGCTATTTATGCGGCATCTGGAGCAAAATGCGCACGGCATTCAAAGATAATGATTTGCAGGTGTACGGGATGCGCGTTGTTGAGCCTCATCACGATGCCACTCCCCACTGGCATATGATGTTGTTTTGCAAACGCAGCCAGCGTAAGCAGATTATCGACATTATGCGGCGCTATGCGATGAAGGAAGACGGTAACGAGCGCGGAGCGGCGCGTAATCGCTTCGAGGCTAAACACCTCAACAAAGGCGGCGCGGCTGGCTATATCGCAAAATATATCGCTAAAAATATCGACGGCTATGCGCTTGACGGCCAGCTCGATAAAGACACAGGTAAACCCCTGAAAGATACCGCCTCAGCTGTCACCGCATGGGCGTCAACATGGCGCATCCCTCAGTTTAAACCGATTGGCATCCCGACGATGGGCGCATATCGCGAGCTCAGAAAGCTGCCTCGCGGCGTCAGCATTGCCAGCGACTTTGACGAGCGTGTTGAAGCGGCTCGCGCGGCTGCTGATGAGGGGGAGTTTGATTTCTATATTGCCGCACAGGGTGGCGCGAATGTCAGGCGTGATGACCAGACCGTCAGGGTTGCGCGCACCACGACCGATGAGGTTAACGAATATGAAGAGGATATCGAGAGAGTCGTCGGTATTTACGCCCCGCATCTTGGCGCGGGTCACATTCGGATCACCCGTACATCAGAATGGCGAATCGTTCCAAAGGCTGTTGCCGTTGAGCCTTTGACTTTAAAAAGCGGCATCGCCGCGCCTCGGAGTCCTGTCAATAACTGTGGGTTGCCGGTCAACGGCACTACCACAGATATGCAGCCCACACCGTCTGAGCAAGCCGCAGCGGTGCTAGATCTCATTGATGCCGGGGTTATTGGTTGGGATGACCCGGAGGCCGTGAGGGTGCTCAGGGGCGCGCTAAAGGCGGGAGCTAAACCTCAAAACAGGCAGCAACGAAACCGATCACCGTTAAAACAGGATGAATTAGCACCTTCAGCGCGCCTGACTAAATCGCAGCGCGACCAGATATCACGCATCCGGTTTGACCTCGCACAACACGGTATCACGCAGGAACGGTGGGAACTGTATGTACTGGCACGGGGCGCAACGGTGACATATGGCGAGAAAAAATTCAGTTATGCGGTCGCTGATGAGTGGCCGGGGTATTCCAATTTTTCAACAATGGAGATTGATTAAATGACCATGTACACCGACGAAATAAAACAGGTTATCAAAGATAGCGAAGGAATGATCACGGCGCGAGACCTGCTATTTGACGTTATGCCGACTGCGGTATCTCGATTTTATCGTCTTTCTACCGCGCTAGAAAAACTGCGTCAGGAGGTGCGTAAACACTTCCCAGAGGCTAAGTACTACACGGTGGGTGGCGATGGCTTCGCGTTGGTTCTCGGGGATACACATAGCGGAAGGGATTCATCCGCAAATCATGAGTTAGCGGCGCTCATTTCAGACAAGCTACACGTTGAAGGTGGAGACTGGTAAATGCACAAACTACACCGTGAAATTCCGCTGCATAAGAACAGCAACATAAAACTGATGGGCATTGTGCATCGACTGCAACAAATAATGGTCAATGAGAACCTGACACCCGCCGAGCTGGTCGGGTGTGCCGAAATCGTCAGGGATAATTACGGGCGGCTGCATGATATCAGCAATCAGAAAATTGAGGCATTCATACCGGCGAGAGGTCCGATAATCCCGCCGCCACGTCGACCATAGGAAACGCCGACGGTGCTGAAACTTGCTTTCAGTGCTGACGGGGTTGAACAACGAGCCCCGTGAGGCGTTAGTGGTTTTCAGTATGTGCGTTGTATGTGGTAGGCTGCTATCTAACTTACTTCATGTTTTTATGGAAAAAAATCGAAAAGCATGGTAAAGAGGCAAAAAACGCATAGAATGTCGTTAAATTTATTTAGATTATGGTGCATGAAATGCCACTGACTGTCTTAGAACCATTCAAAACACAGATGATTTCCCCAGATGAATTAATCTTGGATGCTAAAAATCCAAGGCTTTATAACGGGAAAAGTTTTAATGACAATGCCGACCCGCATGAGCTGGTTAAGGCTCTCTCTGATACAGCTGATTTGGAGGAGTTGATTAAATCCATTTCAGAGAATGGATATATGTCAATCGAACCTTTGATTGTCATGAAAAAGGGTGCCAAATACGTTGTCTTAGAGGGGAATCGTCGTTTAGCGGCAATCAAGTTACTTACTGAACCGGGGTTGGCGCAAAAGTGTCGTGTTGTTGTTCCTAAAAGCCTAGACGCTCGTGTTATAGATAGCTTGAAAGAAGTAGCTGTATATCTCGTAAATGATGAGTCAGAGGCTCGTTCATTTATTGGTTTTAAGCATGTCAATGGTCCGCATAAGTGGGATTCTTTTGCTAAAGCGCAGTTTGCATATAAATGGTTTATAAATGAAAGGGCAAATGGGCTCACAATAGATGATATAACAAAGAAACTCGGTGATAGTAATAATACTGTGCGTTCTATTGTTAGTGCTATGTTTGTACTTGAACAAGCAAAAAATCAGGATGTATATGATATCCATGCTGATCGTATGTCTCCAAAGTTTTCATTTTCACATTTATATACTGCTTTAAATAGGTCTGAATATAAAGACTTCTTGGGGCTAGAGAGAGATTGGAATGTTACTCTTAAAGATAACCCTGTCCCATCGCAGAATATTGATAAGCTCAAAGATGTTCTTACTGGTCTTTATGGTTATAAAAAAGATAAGAGAGCTTCTTTAATCTCATCCCAGAATCCTGATTTAAAATATTTTGGCGAGGTTTTGGCTAATGAAGCATCATATGAAGCCTTTAAGTCTGGGGTTGAAAGTCTGTCTGAATTATATAAGCAGGCCGGGGATCCACTTCAGCACATTAAAGATGCTTTTCTGGAGATAAACAAGCAACTTGATACTATATCTTCTGTTCTGGATAGGACTGACTCGTTAGATGATACAACGAAGAACTATATTGAGCAATTTAAGAAAAAAGTATCTAAGGTTCAATTTCAATTGCAGAGTATTGAGGGATAATAAATGCAGTTGTTACCTTATCCGGAGAGTCATCATATTCAAGTTAAATTAGATTGGCTTGAATTGTCATGTTTGTCGAATATTTACTTTACTATGCGTATTTCGGAGTTAAGAAATATTCTTGAGAATTTAGATTCTTTTACATCCTCTGATATAGGTGAGGAAGATGCTGAAGTAGAAAATGAAATACAAAGGTTGCTGGAGCAATATCAACAAAGAAAAGACATTTTAGGTGACAGCTATCCATTTGTTTTTAATGAACAAACGCTTTGTCTTGAGTTAATAGAAGGTACATTGGAACAACTGACTGTTGACCAACATATCTATTTATATTGCTTGTATTTTTCTCATATGTCAGCATCGAGGTTATTTAGTGGTTTAGAAACTCCAACTAACCAACAGCGGGATTTATTACAGATTGCTGCAACCATTGCTTTAGCCGGTTATGTTCAAGGCCATAGTATTTCATTCGGTTGGCCAAGACCAGATAGCTCAAAGTTTTATGATGCGTTAACTCGAGCTGTTGATTTAATAGGGGAGGGAAGAGTCAAATCTATTGAGGATGTAAATCGTTATTTACAGTCTCGCCCTCATAAAGATGCTGGTATTGATGTTATTGCATGGAAGGATAACAATCCTCGCGATATGTACCCCGGTAATAAAATTATTTGTTTTGCGCAAGTTGCGAGTGGAAATGACTGGCGCTCAAAAGCAGTAAAAGAAGATATCTCTGTTATACAAAATCATTGGCTGTCGCAAAGAATATATAGAATAATTGATGCGATTGTTATTCCATTTGATTTCGAAAGTGATGACGAGTCTATAAAAAGAGATCATATTTCTCTGATAGCAGAGGAGTTTGGAGCGGTGTTACATAGGCTACGGTTGCCAGCTTGTTTTAAGAAGGGTTTAGAGCTTTTGGTTTCTAACCCGGAGTTGCTAATAGAAAGAGGGAATGAAATAAATAATATTTCACAATATGTGATATCAACAACTGCAACGTTGCAACAAGAAGCGGCCTAATATTAGGCCGTTTTAATAGCTTTTTTTTCAATCGAAATTTTACTTTCAGATTCTAATATATCGACAGTAAATAGTGACTCTGGCATTCTTAATCGAGAGTCTGCTATCATTAGTTCTTTTCCAACCTTGGCTTGGTTCATTACATAGCTTATCTCTACCGCTCTTGCGCCATGCTTTGAATATAACTCATGCACTAATGGATGGTCATCATAAGAAATTAGCCAACGGTTTGCATAACCGGCTATATAATCCTTAAGCTCTCGGTGCTGTGTATCATCGAAACAAAAGTTTTTAGAGTAAATATTTCGACCCTCTTTAACATAAGGAGGATCAAGATAAACAAAGTCATTTTCATAATTATCTTTGTTATCAAATCTTTTTAAAAAGTCAATGCAATGTTCATTGTAAACAAATATAGATTCACGCATGCTTGCAATTTTTTCGAGCTTCTTAATAAGGGTGCTTACAGTGTATCTACAATCAATTTTATATTTTCCTGATTGGTCTAAACCACCAATTGGCCCTGCACTTAGTACCCCAGATCTATTTGCTCTGTTTAAATAAAAAACACTGAATCCGTACTCGAGTTTAGTGTGCTTATTGGGGTCACTAATACTTGACTGATAAATTTTCTTTTGATTATGCCATTCATCGATACTTGGTATATTCTGATATACCATATCTAACAGATTATCGGTGTTGTTAAGTAGTTGATCCCAAAAACAAAACAAAGCATAGTTCTTGTCATTTAAGTGGATCTCTTTGACATATCCGCCCAATAACAGAGAAAGCGATGCACCAGCGCCGCCACAAAACGGTTCAATAAACCGTGCACCATTTAACTTATTATGCATGAGGAAAATAGCGAGAAATGAAGCAAGCTTGTCCTTGCCACCTGGATAGCGGAATGGTGAACTGGCTCTAGGGACATCGTGAACCCCAAACAACTTGCGTACTGATTTTTTGCTAAGTTGTTTTATCGCTTCATGTTCAAGGATTCTCTGATCCATATTTCACCGTTACTCTTATGAAAAATATTTCTATTATCGCATGCGATATTTGTTCCTGCAATAACGGTAGCTCATGCATCTATAGAGTGCATGAATTTGCATTTATGTTTTTTGGTCACTGACTCTTTCGTGTGCTAATCCCCAAGCGGGGTCGATTACCTAATGCAACTGCATGAAAACCGACCCATAAAGCGGGCAGGCGTGGCGGGGATAGCATTGCGCGCTGAGGCGGGTATTTATTTTATTTTTCCAGCGCCTGAGCGCGTCCCTGTGGCGTTGTTGTGGTCGTGGGTGAGTAATGAGGCGAAGCGAAGCGGCGACGGCGTGTCGTGGCGCTGAGGGCGTTGTGTGCGGTGGGGGTAAAGCCGCCACGACGGGCGGCTGTGAGTGGGGTTACTCGTCGTCGCCGAGGCTATATTTTTCGAAGCGGATAATCTCTTCACCCGCCCATTCGTTCAACTCCATAAACCGCGCCTGTAGCGGGGTCAGTTCGTTACGCACAAAGACCTTTGCCACCTTCTCAACGTCACCCACTGAGCCGACGTTCTCGGGCTTACCGCCCATAAGCTGGAACGGGATGCGGTGCGCGTCGAGCAGGTCAGCGGCGCTGACTTTTTTGATATTAAAAAAATCATCCTTCGTGGCGACTTCGCTCAGTGGCACAATTTTAATCCCGTCTGCTTTACCATTCGGCGCGTAAAAAAACAGGTTCTTAAAATTGCCGAGCCCTTTCGAGTCGCGCATCGCCTTTCGCAGTGCCTCGACGTCGGTGCTGCTTTGCGCGGCGTCGGTCACATACATGATGTAACCCGCATGCGCGCCGTTCTGATAATACTTGCGACGGAACAGGGTCGCCGATTCATTCAGCCAGGCTGAATTGAGTGCGCTCAGGTATTCCGGCATCCCGTAAAGCTCCTGATTAATATCGGGCTCGAGCAGGTGGAAGACGGAGCCGGGCGCGAACTGGTGCGGCTGTGTGTAGCTCTGAATGTACCAGTAAACGTCATCCTCGATGCCACGGCGGGTGTATTTCGCCGGTGAGGTTTCCAGTTTTAACGGCTTGCCGGTCAGGCTGCGACGCTCTTCGATAAACGCATTACCAAACACCAGATAGTCGAGCGCAAACCGGGTGAAATCCTGACGGGATAACAGCGGGTGCGGGATGTAGGTCGACACCAGAATATTACGCTTCACGTAAATCGGTGAGCTGTGGTGCACGGCGGCGCGCATGCTCTTCGCCAGCCCGGAGAAACTTACCGGCGGCTCGTACCACTGGCCGTTATCGATACACTCGACGTAATCGAGAATATCGCGGCGGTCGAGTACCGGCGTCGGCTCACCAAAGGTGAATGCCTCCATGCTCTGTGCCGGTGCGGCGGTGTGGTTTTGGGTGCGCGGCGGCTGCTGGCGCTTGTTGCGTTTCTTGCTCATTAGTTCCACTCCATGATGCTGGATGACTGCTCACCGGTCGCGGCGGTCAGCGGCTCATTGATTAATACGTGCATGGTTGCCCACGCGAGATCGGCGTGACTGGCTTCCTCGGTGCGGCTGGCCTCATAGGTCGAGCTGCGCCCGCTGCTGGTCATGGTTTTGCGGATAGACATAAACGACTGCGTGATATCGGTCGCGCTGACGTCGTACTCGAGGCAACCGCGGCGAATGGTGTCTTTGGCTTTGAGCACCATCGCGGTTTTCATTTCCGGCGTGTAACGGATTTCACGCGCGGCCGGGTAGAACGAGCGCACGAGCTGGAAAACGCCCTGACCGAGCCCGGTCGCATCGATGCCGATATATTCCACGGTGTATTTCTGCGTGAGCTCGCGAATGGATTCGGCCTGTTGGGCAAAGTCCATCCCTTTCCACTGGTGGCGCTCGAGGATGCGGAATTTGCCCCCGGCAACGACCGGCGGCGCGATGACGACGCACCCGGCACTGTCGCCACGTAATGACGGGTCGTAACCAATCCACACCGGGCGGTGACCGAATGGCCGGTCGGCAAATGGCGCGTAGTCCTCCCATTTCTCGAGGCTGTCGACCATGCAGCGCTGTAGCTCTTCGAACGGGAATACCGACGCTTTATCGTCGACGAACTCGCACATAAACAGGTTGCGGAACTCATCGACACTGTTCTCGCGCTTCAGCGTATCGATGTTGAACAGGGTGCACCCTTTGGCGAGTGCGTCCTCGATGGTGACAATCTGTCGCCACTGGCCGTCAGGACAGGCGACGCCCTTCGCGAGTGCGGCGTGACTGATATCGATATCGACGCGCTCGCTCTTGTCTGAGCGCCCCTTGTTGAACTGCTCACCCGACCAGAACGGGTAAGCGCCGTGCGCCAGCGATGAGGGGGTCGAAAAATAGGTCGTGCGTAAATGCTCCTGTGACGACATGCCCCCGGCGACACGCTTCAGTTTCTGGAAGTTGGGGATCCAGAAAATTTCGTCGACATACAGGTCGCCGTTGTGACTCTGTGCCGTGTTGGCATTGGTACCGAGAAACATCAGCTCCGCGCCATTGTTGCCGAGCACAATCGGGTCGCCGGTGAGTTCAACGCCAGCCTGTCGGGCAAAGGCGATGATGTATTTTCGGAACACGTAGGCCTGTGTCTTACTGGCCGATAAAAATATCTGGTTGTGGCCGGTCTTCAGCGCCTGTAACAGCGCCTCACGCGCAAAATAGAACGTCGCGCCAATCTGTCGCGATTTCAGGATGTGCCTGATGCGGTGCGCCAGCCCCGCGCGCCACCACTCAAGCTGATAGTCGAAAGACTGCTCGAGGAAAATCTCTTCGAGTTTCTCGATAGCCTCTTCGCTGAAAAAATTCTTTTTCGGCTTCTTCTTTTCCCCTTTGTTGCGGTTGGCCACGTTCGGGTTTAAATCCGCTTCGTTGCCGGTCTGGCCGTAGCGGTTTACCCGCGCGAGGCGCTCCATCTGGCGCGCCAGAAAATCCGCGACCTTAAAGTCGTGAGCCGTCAGGTCAGGCTTGGCATAGAGCTGAATCAGCCGCGCCTCGAGCGTGAATTCAACCCGGTTTAACGGGGCGGTTTCTTCCCATTTATCGCGCTGTTTCCAGCTCTGCACCGTGGGGCGCTTGACCTGTAACTGTTCCGCTATTTGTGGCACGGAATAGCCCTGCCAGAACAAAAGCGCGGCCTGTCGTCGCGGGTCGCTGAGTAATGATGTGTCGGTTGTAGTGGTCATAAAACCTCACTGTGATGAGTACACGGCAAGGCTAAAGATTCAGGGGGGATGAATCGCTAACCCCCTGTTGTGTCAGGGGTTGCACTTCTGTAACCGGTGGCTGGCGAGGGAGGGAGTCGGGAAACTACATCCGACCCGATAACCCAACTCAGGACACCTGACTCATGGCTAAAAAAGTTTCGAAATGGTTTCGCATCGGCGTCGAGGGTGACACCTGCGACGGTCGCGTCATCAGTGCGACCGATATTCAGGAAATGGCCGACGGCTTTGACCCGCGCGTCTATGGCTGTCGCATTAACCTCGAACATATCCGCAGCGTTATTCCCGACAGCCCGTTTTGCCGCTATGGCGACGTCACGGAAGTGAAAGCGGAAGTGATCGACGACGATTCGGCACTTAACGGCAAGCTGGCGCTGTTCGGCAAAATTGCCCCGCTCGACAACCTGCTCGCGATGCTGGCGAAAGGCCAGAAAGTTTACACCTCGATGGAAATTCGTCCGAACTTTGCCAACACCGGCAAATGTCACCTCATCGGGCTGGCGGTAACCGATGACCCGGCGAGTCTCGGTACCGAATACCTGCAATTCTGTTCCCGCGCACAACAAAACCCACTGGCCGGGAAGAAAGACCAGCCGGGCGACCTGTTCTCAGTGGCAACCCTTGCCGAGCTGGAATTCGAAGACCTGCCCGACACCCTGCTGACCAAACTCAGCGACACCGTGAAAGGCATCTTCAGCCGTAAACAGACTGACGACGATGCGCGTTTCGGTGATGTACATGAAGCTGTGACCGCCATCGCCGAGCGGGTGCAGACCGGCGGCGAAAGCGCCGGGGTGCGTTTCAGTGCCATTGAAGCCGAACTCGCCGACGTCAAAAAAGCGCTGGCCGAGCAGGCCGACGCCACCTCGCAGCAATTCAGCACCCTGACCACCACGCTGGAAAACACCGAAAGCAAATCACAGGCGCGCCGCAAGTTAAGCACCGGTGGCGACGGTGATTCGTCTGGCTCCACGCTGACCGACTGCTAACCCCTGATAACTCCGAAGGAATACAAAACCCATGCGTAAAGAGACCCGTTTTAAATTCAATCAGTACCTGAGCCGTATCGCCGAGCTGAACGGCATCGCGGCCAGCGACCTCGACAAAAAGTTTGCCGTCGAGCCGTCGGTGACGCAGACCCTGTTTGACAAAATCCAGCAGTCGTCCAGCTTCCTGAAACTCATCAACATGGTGACGGTTGGCGAGCTGACCGAAGAGAAAGTCGGCATTGATGTGACCGGCTCCATTGCCAGCACCGCTGACACCGACGGTGGCGTCGAGCGTAAGACCGCTGATTTTGGCAAGCTCGATTCGTACCGCTATTTCTGCCACCCGGTGAACTTCGACTATCACCTGAAGTACGGCAAGCTCGACCTGTGGGCGCGTTTTCAGGATTTCCAGATTCGGATCCGTAACGCCATCATCAAGCGTCAGGCGCTGGATTACATCACCATCGGCTTTAACGGCGTGAGCCGGGCGGCGACGTCTGACAGTAGCAAAAACCCGTTACTTCAGGATGTGGCTGTCGGCTGGTTGCAGAAATACCGCAACGACGCGCCTGAGCGTGTGATGTCCAGCGTCACCGACGCTGACGGTACCGTGATTTCGAACACCATCAAAGTGGGTAAAGGGGGGCATTACGCCAACCTCGACGCGCTGGTCATGGATGCTTTCGAGTCACTGGTCGCGGAAATTCACCGCGAAAACCCGGAAATGGTTGTCATCTGTGGTCGCCGTATCCTGACCGACAAATACTTCCCGATGATTAACAAGTTCCAGGCAAACAGCGAACAGCTCGCCGGTGAGCTGATTATCAGCCAGAAAACCATCGGCCAGCTTCAGGCGGTGCGCGCGCCATTCTTCCCGGCAAACAGCGTTTTCATCACCACGCTGGATAACATTTCGATTTATCTGTACGAGGACGGTCACCGCCGCCACATCGTCGAAAATCCGAAACTCGACCAGGTGGAAAACTACGAACAGGTCAAAGTCGATTTCGTTATCGAGGACTACGAGGCCGGTTGCCTGATTGAAAATATCGAGATCCTCGAACCGGAAGAACCCGCCACCTCGGAACCAGTGAGCGCGGAAGTCTTCGCGGCGGCAATGGTCAAAGCGATGCAGTCTCTGACAGGCGACGCACCGGCTGAAACCAGCGCCACTGACGGCAAGGAGGCATAACCGATGGCAACCCCCGCACAGCGTCATGCGATGCGGGTCTCGGCTATCAGGGCATCGCAGCGGGATAACGCCCCGCTGCGTCATGCCTCACCTTACGAGCAAATGCTCGTCAAGCTGGCCGCAGACCGCCGGACGCTATCAGCAATTCGTTCTAAAGAACGCAAAGCGGATAAAAAACGCGAATTACTCCCGCTGTACCTGCCGTGGGTCGCTGGCGTACTGGAAAGTGGCACCGGCGCACAGGATGACATTCTGATGACGGTGATGCTCTGGCGTCTGGATGCGGGGGATATCACCGGCGCGATTGAGATTGCGCGCTATGCGCTGCGTTTCGGCCTGTCGATGCCGGAAAACCATTCCCGCCCCGCGCCTTACATGCTGGCCGAAGAGGTCGCGCTCGCGGCTCTCCGCGCCCGTATCGCCGGTGAGCCGGTCGACGCTGCGCAACTGCTCGAGGTCATCGGGCTGACCGATACCGCCGATATGCCTGACGAAGTACGCGCCCGACTGCATAAGGTCACCGGTCTGACCCTGCGTGATGCCGGTCAGCCTGAGAATGCGCTTTCTCACCTGCAACGCGCCTTACAACTCGACACCAACGCCGGGGTAAGAAAAGACATTGAGACCCTCACTCGTGAGCTGAACCCGAAACCGGTCGCCGTCAAAAAAACAGCGCTGAAAGCCGCGAAAAAGGCACCCGCGAAAAAACAAGATTCACCGGTGAAACGAGGGCGTGGACGCCCGAAGAAAGTCGCCGGTTAACAGAACGCGCCCCGCGCCGGGCGGCACGCTGGTCAATGTCGGTGATTCACCGTAACTGCGACCGGCGTCCACCGCCCACCTATTTACTGAGGTACTCATGACCATGATTGTGATGAATAACCCGGCGCAACAGCGCGACCCGATGGTCATCCCGCCGGTGCCGGTCGACGAGCCGGTGATTAAAAACACGGCCTTTTTCCCGGATGTTGATCCGAAGCGCATGCGCGAAGAAATGCGCCTCGAGCAGACCGTGACGCCGGTGCGTCTGCGCCGGGCGATTAAAACCGCGATGGCCGAGACCAACGCCGAGTTAACCGACTGGCGCGACCTTCAGCTCGCCGCCGGTTATCAGCGCCTCGAGGATGTGCCGACGGATGAGCTCGACGGCGAAAGTGTGCGGGTTTTTCACTACTTCAACGCTGTTTGCTCGATGACGACCGCGACGCTGTACGAGCGTTACCGGGGCGTTGATGCGAGCGCCAAAGGTGACAAAAAGGCCGACAGCATCGATGACACCATCGATGAAATGTGGCGTGACATGCGCTGGTCGGTTGCCCGTATCCAGGACAAAGCGCGTTGCATCGTGGGGCAAATCTGATGAACGTCATCGCGCATCAGGGCGACACGCTCGACACGTTATGTCAGCGGCATTACGGGCGCACTGAAGGTGTGGTCGAGGCGGTATTGCTGGCTAATCCGGGGCTCGCCGAGCTGGGTGTCGTCCTGCCACATGGCACGGCGGTCAGTCTGCCTGAAGTCGACGCCGCACCGGTATCGGAGACCGTGAATTTATGGGACTGACTGTGGATAAAATCACAACCTTTCTGACCTACTGGCTGTCAGTGGTGCTGGCGTATTTCGGTACGCAGACACCGGAACGGCTCGCGCTTTATGTCGGGGGAAGCTGCGCCATTTTTACTGCGCTGGTTAACTTCTGGTACCAGCGAAAGAAATACCGCTATCTCGTCTCGATGGGGATTGATAAGGGGGTTATTCGTGGGCTCATTCGTTAAACGTTGCAGTGTGGCCGTCGTGCTGGCGCTGGCGGCACTGGTGCCTGATTTTCGTTTGCTTCACACCTCGCCGGAGGGGCTCGCGCTGATTGCCGACCTCGAGGGGTGCCGGTTGCGCCCTTATCAGTGCAGCGCGGGCGTGTGGACGTCAGGCATCGGCCACACTGCCGGGGTGGTACCGAAACGGGATATCACCGAGAAGGAAGCCGCCGCGAATCTGGTCGCTGATGTGCTGAACGTCGAGAAACGACTCGCGGTCTGTGTGCCTGTTGAAATGCCACCCGCCGTCTATGACGCGCTGGTCAGCTTCGCTTTTAACGTCGGTACCGGCGCGGCCTGTCGCTCAACGCTGGTGTATCACCTGAAACACCGGCAATGGTGGCAAGCCTGTGACCAGCTCACCCGCTGGGTGTTTGTGAATGGTGAGCGTAATACCGGGCTCGAAAATCGCCGCTTTCGCGAGCGCGCCTACTGCCTGAAGGGGGCGAAATGAAAACGATAGTCGTGTTGTTAGTGCTGGCGGTGGCCGGGCTGCTCTGGATGCGCCACGAAAACACCACGCTGACCCGCTCCTTTGAGCGGGCGAACAAGGTCGCAGGTGAACAAAAAACGGTGATTACCATGCTGAAAAGCCAACTTAAAACGGCCTCCCGTATCCGTGGGGAAAATGAGACCGCTCAGGTCTTACTGCGCGGTGAGCTCATCGATGCCGGAGCGCGGGCGCAACGCCGGGAACAGACCATTACGAGGTTACTCAATGAAAATGAACAGCTTCGCCGCTGGTATAGCGCTGATTTACCTGATGCTGTGCGCCGGTTGCACCAGCGCGCCGCCTGTGCCGACGCCGGTGATTGTTTACAACGCATGCCCGAGGGTCAGTCTTTGCCCGATGCCGGGAAGTGACCCGACCACCAATGGCGACCTGAGCGCGGATATACGCCAGCTCGAAAGCGCCCTCGAGCGCTGTGCGCTACAGGTCAGAACCGTGAAAAACTGTCAGGATAAAATCGATGTACAAGCCGAAGAGTCTGCGAAAAGCCTTAACTGACGCCGTGCCGGTGCTGGCACGAAACCCCGATATGATGCGTGTCTTTATCGACAACGGGAATCTTGCCTCGACGCTGGCGACGTCGCTGTCGTTTGAGAACCGGTACACGCTGAATGTGGTGGTGACTGATTTCACGGATGATATCGAGCTGTTACTCGTCCCGATTCAGGCGTGGTTGCGCATCCATCAGGCTGACATTATGACGACCGATGAAGGGCGTAAAAAGGGATTCACCTATTTTGCTGATATCAACGACAATGACAGCACCGATATCAGTATCAGCCTTATGCTGACCGAGCGCACCCTCGTTAAAGAGCAGGGGGATAAGCTCCACGTCGAACAGGCAGAAGAGCCGCAGCCGCCGGAACCCGTTACCCGGCCAGTTGAGCTGTATGTTAACGGTGAGCTCGTGAGTCGATTGCATGAATGACTTTAAACCCTTTGACGATAAGCTCGCGGGGCTGATAGCGGCGCTGTCTCCTGCCGCCCGTCGCAGAATGGCCGCAGATATCGCGAAGACCCTGCGAGCCCGTCAACAGCGCCGGATTAAAACGCAGAAAGCACCGGACGGGACACCTTACGCCGCCCGAAAACGCCAGCCGGTAAAAGCCAAAAAAGGCCGGGTTAAGCGGGAAATGTTCGCCAAACTCCGCACCAGTCGTTTTATGAAAGCCTCAGCGGGGAATGACACGGCGGTCGTGGAATTTACCAGCAAGGTACAACGAATGGCGAATGTGCATCAGTACGGCCTCAAGGATAAGCCAGGGCGAAACAGTGCGCCGGTGCAGTACGATGCCCGACCGCTCATCGGTTTTGATCAAGACTCTATTCAACTCATTGAGAATGCGATATTAATAAGATTATCCAGGAGTGGTTGAGAACGTTGATGTTATGAATTTAAAATTTAGCATGCTGAGACAACGGATAAAAAAGTCTCAAAAAATCGTTATGGATAGGATTATCGCGGATCACAACGCCGAGATTTGTGTTCTCTGTGGGAGTGAAAATGAAATTACTCGGGAGCATATTATTCCTCAATGGGCTTTTGAGGCTGACCAAACAAAGTTTCTTATTAATACTAAAAACAATCAGTCTGCCAGTTATATAAAATCAACCATACCGGCTTGTAGGGGGTGTAACTCAGATTTACTTGGCGCTTTTGAAGACTATTTAAAACGATTATTCCGTGATAAAGATGGCTCAGAACTGAATTCATATGAAGTTGATTGCATCATATGGTGGTTACAGTACATGGGTTTCAAACTGCAACTGATGGACTTGCGCTCTCGATTCCTAAGGTATAAGGGCGGGGATTATATACCTTTTATTGCGGATATCCCTGTTGCAATGTTTTGGGGCGATATTGATACGACTCCACACAAGGTTTTTCGCACGATAAGACGAACAAGAAGAACTCTTATTAAAATGAATAAATACAATAAGAGAAATTCATTATTGGTATTTAATACAACAAACCCTAGCTTTCATTTTTTTCATAAAGTAGATGAGTTTATTTTTATTGAAATGCCTCAGGTAAAGAAAGCTTTCTTTCTTTTCTACAACAAAGAGTTTGAACAACATAAAACCGCGCATGCTGAGTGCATGGACGTAATCAAAAAAGTTTACAATAGTTAATCCCGATGTTGTGCCACCGACAGTAAAACCCGCATCAATTGCCGTTCAGAGCACCGGGCGGCATCCTTTCTTGCATGAATACTCGCGCAACTCTTCAGGACGCTTTACGCCTCCTTCGCAACCTGATACGCACCGGCGTCGTTGTCGAAGTCGACCTCGATGACGGGCGCTGTCGCGTCCAGACTGGCGGCATTGTTACCGACTGGCTTCAGTGGCTGACCACGCGCGCCGGTCGCTCACGTGTCTGGTGGGCTCCGTCTGTGGGTGAGCAGGTTTTACTGCTGGCCGTCGGTGGTGAGCTCGACACCGCTTTTGTGCTGCCCGGTATTTTCTCCGATGACCACCCCGCGCCGTCGGCATCGGCTGATGCATTTCACATCACCTTTCCTGACGGGGCTGTTATCGAGTACGAGCCGGAGACCGGCGCACTGACTGTGAGCGGCATTAAAACCGCAGATGTTACGGCGTCGGATTCCATCACCGCGACGGTACCGCTGGTGACGGTGAAAGCCGAGACCCGCATCACCCTCGACACCCCGGAAGTGGTCTGCACCAACAAACTGACGACGGCGACGCTTGAGGTACAACAAGGCGGCACCATGCGCGGAAACATCGAACACACCAACGGTACGTTTAAATCAAACGGCGTGCAGGTCGACGACCACGGTCACGGTGGTGTGCAAAGAGGTGGAGCCTGGACGGAGGGCACGAAATGACGACCCGTTATATCGGTATGAACAGGGAGACCGGGCGCGCCATCACTGACGCCGATCATATCCGTCAGAGTTGTGGCGATATTTTGCGAACGCCGGTCGGCTCTCGCGTGATGCGTCGCGATTATGGCTCGCTGCTGTTCTCCCTGATTGATATGCCGCAGACCGATGCGTTGAGACTGCAAATTATGTGTGCCTGTTATATGGCGCTGCTGAAGTGGGAGCCGCGCATCAGCATCAGCTCGCTGACGGTCGAGCGTCAGTTTAACGGTCAGATGATTGTTGAGCTGACCGGCGAGACCCGGGACACCGGCAAAACCCTGTCACTGACTATTCCTGTGAGTTGAATTTATGGCAACCATCGACCTGAGCCAGCTCCCCGCGCCTGACGTTGTGGAAACGCTGGATTTTGAAACCATTCTCGCGGAACGCAAAGCGACGCTGGTCTCGCTTTACCCTGAAGAACAACAGGACGCTGTTGCGCGTACTCTCGCCCTTGAGTCTGAGCCACTGGTGAAGTATCTGGAGGAAAACGCCTATCGGGAGGTTATCTGGCGTCAGCGTGTGAATGATGCGGCGAAAGGCTGCACACTGGCTTACGCGAGTAATAACGACCTCGATGTGATGGCCGGAAACAACAACACCGGGCGACAGATTGTGACGCCCGCCGATGACAGTACTATCCCGCCGACACCTGCCGTCATGGAATCTGATACCGATTTACGGTTACGCGCACAACAGGCCTATGAAGGGCTCAGCGTGGCTGGTCCGGTAGGTGCATATGAATACCACGGTCGCAGCGCCGACGGTCGGGTCGCTGATATCTCGGTTGTCAGCCCGTCACCGGCCTGTGTGACCATCACCGTGCTGTCACGCGAGGATGACGGCACCGCATCCGATGAACTTCTGACCATCGTTGAAAAAGCACTAAATGCTGAAGAGGTGCGCCCGGTTGGTGACAGGGTGACGGTGCAGAGTGCTGAAATCGTGCCGTATCAGATTGACGCCACGCTGTATTTTTATCCGGGGCCGGAGGCCGCGCCCATCCGTCAGGCCGCAGAGGAAAAACTCAAGACGTATATCACCGCACAACAGCGACTGGGCCGCGACATTCGTCAGTCAGCCATCTATGCCGCCCTGCACGTCGAAGGTGTGCAGCGTGTCGAACTGGCCGCGCCACTGGCTGACATTGTGCTCAGTAAATACCAGGCATCCTGTTGCACCGAATACCGCATCGCTGACGGGGGTGCTGATGAGTAATAACCGGCTGTTGCCTGTTGGCTCATCGCTGCTCGAGGTTGCCGCCGCCCGCGCGGCCGCAGATATCGAGCGTGTGCCGGTACCGCTTCGCACATTGTGGAACTGGCGTACCTGCCCGGTGCGGCTGTTGCCGTATCTGGCGTGGGCGTTTTCGGTTGACCGGTGGGATGAGAACTGGCCGGAGGCGACAAAACGCAGCGTCATCGCCTCGGCGTTTTTCATCCATGCCCACAAAGGCACTATCGCCGCCTTACGGCGCGTGGTGGAGCCGCTGGGCTATCTGATTGAGGTTAAGGAGTGGTGGGAACTCAACGAAGAGCCCGGAACTTTCCGGCTTGTTGTTGGCGTACTCGAGACCGGCATCACCGATGAGATGTACCTCGAACTCGAGCGCCTGATAGAAGGGGCAAAACCGGCAAGCCGACACCTGACCGGGCTCGCTATCAGCCTGAGCACCACCGGGCGCGCTTATGTGGGCGCAAGCTGCTATGACGGTGACCTGTTAACCGTTTATCCCTATGCCGCCGGGGAAATTGTCGTCGGTGGTGAGTTTTATCCGGCTTCGGCCATTCATCTGATTGATAACCTGCGAGTAAGCGCATGACAACTAAATATTTTGCCATCCTGACCAATCAGGGCGCGGCGCGACTGGCAAACGCGACCATGCTCGGTACAAAACTGAATATCACACAAATGGCTGTCGGTGATGGTAACGGCACGTTGCCGACGCCTGACCCGGCTCAGACAAAACTCATTAACCAGACCCGCATCGCGCCGATTAATTCACTGAGCGTGGATGCTAACGACGCCGGTCAGATTATTGCCGAACAAATTATCCCGGAAAATGAGGGTGGTTTTTTCATCCGTGAAATCGGTCTTTATGATGACGATGGCATTTTGATTGCTGTCGCCAACTGCCCGGAAACCTACAAGCCGTTACTGGCCGAGGGGAGCGGTAGAACGCAGACCATTCGCATGATTCTTGTTGTCTCGAGCACGTCGGCGATCACCTTAAAAATCGACCCGTCGGTCGTGCTGGCAACCCGCAAATATGTTGACGATGCGGTCATCGAGGTAAAGAACTACGCTGATGAACTAATGCGCAACCACGAACAGTCGCGCAATCATCCCGATGCAACCACTACCGCTAAAGGTTTTACGCAGCTTAACAGCAGTGTGACGGATGACCGCGAGACACAATCGGCAACCCCGAAAGCCGTAAAAATTGCGATGGACAATGCGAATGCACGGCTGGCTAAAGAACGCAATCTCGCCGATTTACCTAATCCGGCACTGGCGCGCCAGAATCTGCAACTTGGTGACAGCTCGATGAAAAACACCGGTACAACGGCCAATACTGTTGCGGCGGGTGATGATGCACGTATCACCGGCGCGATGCAGAAAAGCCAAAACGGCGCGGATATTCCAGATGTGGCGAAGTTTCTCCAAAACCTTCATTTGGGAGAAGTGGCGAATGCTCCGTATATAAAGAGTCGTGGAGGTAATGCTAATGGTAGTTGGACTATCTGGTCTGACGGGGCAATTGAATTGACCGGGATGTCTCAAGGGGTCGTTAACGGACTAGCTACGATAAATTATCCTATTGCGTTGCCCTACGTCAGTCGCCATATCAGTATTGCTGAACACCAGGCTGTCGATACTGGCCCTACAGATAATTATGTACACGTATCAACAATTATTGGTGATCAGGTCACAAAGTCAGGATTTAAAGCGCGTTGTACGATGGCGGCAACTGGCACGCCATCATCTAGTGGTTTTTCTTGGAGGGTTTATTGTGCCCCGTCTGTTTAATCCTAATACCATGACTGAAGTAATCCCAGGGTTCCACGATATTACCGGTGCCATTGAATTGCCGGATGACAACTGGTTTTTCACAACAGATGAAATGCCGGACGGCAAAATACTCACCGTTAATAATAACGGCGAGCCTGTGATGATTGATATTATTCAGGATAATTAAGCCATTCAATGTCTGACGCACTGGCGGTGTCTACCGCTTCCAGTGCGCCGGATATCAACTGGCCTACGCCTCCGGAGGAACAGGCCAGCTAATATTCTCAGGGTCGATTGTCACATCGACCGCCTTAACCTCATTTTTATAGCCCTGCCACGCCGATAGCTTAGCTCTGTTGGCGTCGCTGATTTCACCTAGCATCAATTCTGTACGCCAGTCGAGCATCACTTCATCAGCATAGTTAAGACGTTGCTGGCGCTCATTCTCTGCTGCTGCTATCCAGTCTTCCTGTGATGGTGGAGGCAAAGCCACCCAGGATGGCATATTGCTGGCATCCGGTTGCATGGCAAAACCATCACGGCATCCGAGATAAAACTCCTGATAGACTGAATCATCAACCTGAATACAGTCTTCAGGCCACGCACCGAGGGCATCGTAATAATCAGGTTTCAGGTCGCTGTTATAAAATGTATTCTTTGTCGGACTGTAGAAATAATTCATCAGACACCCTCCGCGATAAATCCAACACTCCATCCACCATTATCCCCGGTAATACTTAGTGTAAACCCCGTGGCTGTTATGGCAGTAATAGCCAGCCCTTCGACACTTGCTCCATGCGGTGATTGCAATACAGGAATGACATACCAGCACTGACGGGCAAATGGCGTCGGAAAATTAATCTGAACCTCCTTATTAACCACTCCGGCAGCACCAGAGAAACTACTTTTAAAGAACTGTTTCAACACTCCGCCAGTTATCCGATGAAAGCTACTACCGAACGAAAACTCATCCTCACACACATTGCGACGCCATGGCGTTGCTGTGTCTAATTTGACAGGGGAGTTGCTAAATCTGTGGTGGAGTTCACCAGCAGCATTAATAAAAATCTGTGCCCTCCGGTTCTCAGCATACGATGACTGAAATCCAGCCCCGTTCGCGGGGACCTCATCACTATTTGCGCTGTATGCCAGAAACTGATTCTTCATCCCCATAACAATGTTTCCAGAATATCCTGCGCCTGACGTGTTAACTCTTTCTACTATTTCTCCCAAATGAAGGTTTAGGAAAATGCAGGTTTACGTCTCAACTGGCATCATTCCGGCTTTTGCATGAGGGAAAAAGGATGCAGGTTGGTTATGTGCGCGTATCAACAAATGAACAAAACACCGCGCTACAGCGTGACGCACTGGAGCGGTCGGGATGTGAGCTAATATTCGAGGATAAAATCAGCGGTAAATCGACAAACAGACCAGGATTAAATCGCGCTCTCAGGCAACTAAATGCCGGTGATACTCTCGTTGTCTGGAAGCTCGACCGGCTCGGGCGTAGTATGCGTCATCTTGTCTCGATGACTGAAGAGCTTCGCCAGCGCGGGGTTAATTTCCGAAGCCTGACCGACAGTATTGACACCTCAACGCCAATGGGGCGTTTTTTCTTCCATATCATGGGGGCTCTTGCGGAAATGGAGCGCGAGCTCATTGTCGAACGAACCCGCGCCGGTCTGGATGCTGCCAGAGCACAAGGCAGAATCGGAGGTCGTAGGCCGAAGCTGACGCCTGATAAATGGGCTCAGGCTGGCCGGTTGATTGCGGCCGGGGAGTCACGACAGCGTGTCGCACTGATTTTTGATGTGGGCATATCGACGCTGTATAAAAAATTTCCGGCGACAATTCCCGTTGTGTCAGCCACCGGAGAACCCTGACAAATAGCCCCCTGTAAACGTACACCCGACAATATCACTCACCCCAACTAACGGAGTTAAACGGATGAGTGATTTTCATCACGGTGTCGAGGTCGTCGAAATTAACGACGGCACCCGCACAATCTCGACGGTATCAACAGCGGTCGTTGGTATGGTCTGCACGGCCAGCGATGCTGACGCCGGGGCATTTCCGCTCAATGAGCCGGTGCTGATTACCAACCCACAAAGCGCCATCGCAAAAGCCGGTACTAAAGGTACCCTGGCAAAATCCTTACAGCTCATCGCTAACCAGTCAAAACCGGTTGTTGTTGTCGTGCGTGTCGCCGAGGGTACCGGTGATGACGAAGAGGCTCAGAAGCAAACCATTTCTAACATCATCGGCACCACGGATGAGAACGGCAAATACACCGGGCTGAAAGCGCTGTTGACGGCGAAAGCGGTCACTGGCGTGAAGCCCCGCATTCTCGGTGTGCCGGGTCTCGATACTCAGGAAGTGGCGACCGCGCTTGTCTCTGTGGCTCAGAAACTGCGCGCTTTCGCCTATGTCAGCGCATGGGGCTGTAAAACCATTTCTGACGTCATTGCCTACCGTGAGAATTTCAGCGCGCGTGAACTCATGATTATCTGGCCTGAATTCCTCGGATGGGATACCACGGTCAGCGCCACAACGACCAGCTACGCGACCGCCATCGCGCTGGGTCTGCGCGCAAAAATTGATAATGACACCGGCTGGCACAAAACCCTGTCAAACGTCGGTGTCAATGAGGTCACTGGTATCAGCGCGTCCGTCTTCTGGGATTTGCAGGAAAAAGGCACCGATGCTGACCTGCTGAATGAGGCCGGTGTTACCACGCTGATTCGTGCCGATGGTTTCCGTTTCTGGGGTAACCGTAATTGCTCCGATGACCCGCTGTTTCAGTTTGAGAGCTACACCCGCACGGCACAGGTCATCGCCGACACAATGGCCGAGGGGCATATGTGGGCGAACGATAAGCCCATCACCGCGACGCTGATTCGCGACATTATCGACGGCATCAACGCGAAATTCCGCGAGCTGAAAAGCGGCGGTTACATCATCGATGCGACGTGCTGGTTTGACGAAGAGGCCAACAGCAAAGAATCCCTGAAAGCCGGGAAACTGTTTATCGATTATGACTATACGCCGGTGCCACCACTCGAGCACCTGACCTTACGCCAGCGCATCACCGATAAATATCTGGCGAATCTTATCTCGTCCGTCAACAGCAAATAAGGAGCCTGACAAATGGCATTACCGCGCAAGCTCAAACTCATGAACCTGTTTATCGACGGGGTGAGTTATCTCGGCGTCGTGCAGTCCGTCACGTTGCCGAAATTAACCCGCAAGCTCGAGAAGTATCGCGGCGGCGGGATGAATGGCTCAGCCTCGGTTGATCTTGGTCTCGATGACGATGCGCTGTCGGCTGAAATCTCGCTCGGCGGTTTTCCTGATGATGCTGTCTGGTCGTTATATGCCGCCACCGGTACGGCCTCCGTGCCGCTACGTTTTGCCGGGTCTTACCAGCGTGATGACACCGGCGAGACCGTGCCGGTTGAGGTTGTTCTCCGTGGCCGTCAGAAAGAAATCGACCTCGGCGAAGCCAAGCAGGGCGAAGATACTGAGTCGAAAATCTCGCTCGAGTGCTCGTACTACAAGCTGACCCTCAACGGTAAAGATATGGTCGAAATTGACACCGTGAACCTCGTCGAAATGGTGAACGGTACCGACATGCTTGAGGCACACCGACAGAATATCGGCCTGTAATTATTGTCCCGGTCAGCATGGCTGGCCGGGCATCCTGAAACCTGAATTTAACGAGAAATATCATGGAAAAAGCTAACGAAAATATCGTCACTCTGATTAAACCCATCAAGCGCGGTGAACAGGTTATTTCCGATGTGACGCTGTTAAAACCGTGTGCCGGAACCCTTCGCGGTGTCAGCCTGGCATCTGTCGCAAATTCTGACGTCGACGCGCTGATTAAAGTGCTGCCACGCATGACCATGCCGTCGCTGACTGAGCAGGAAGCCGCCGCGCTGGAGCTGCCCGACTTGCTGTCGTTTGCCGGTAAGGTGGTCGGTTTTTTGTCACCGAGTTCGGCGGCGTAACCTTCCCGAAAAAACTCTCGGTCGATGACCTGATGGCTGACATAGCGGTAATTTTCCACTGGTCGCCATCAGACCTTTATCCCATGAGCCTGACCGAGCTCGTCAACTGGCGCGAAAAAGCGCTACAGCGAAGCGGAAACACGAATGAGTAATAACCTCAAACTCGAAGTGCTGCTGAAAGCTGTCGACCAGGCGACCCGACCCTTTAAAGCGATCCAGACGGCGAGTAAAACGCTGTCTGGTGATATCCGCACGACTCAGCAATCCCTGCGTGATTTGAATGGTCAGGCATCGAAAATCGACGGTTTTCGTAAAACCAGTGCGCAACTGGCGGTAACCGGTCAGTCGCTGGAAAAAGCAAAACAGGAAGCTGAAGCGCTGGCGGTGCAGTTTAAAAACACGGAACGGCCAACAGCGGCACAGGCCAGAGTGCTGGAGTCAGCGAAACGCGCGGCTGATGGGTTACAGACGAAATATAACAGTCTCACGCAGTCAGTTAAGCGGCAACAGGCCGAGCTCGGTAAAGCGGGGATAAATACCCGCAACCTGACGAATGATGAAAACCGCCTGAAAAATAATATCAGCGAAACAACCGCACAGCTTAACCGCCAGCGTGAAGCACTGGCGCGCGTCAGCGCTCAACAGGCGAAACTGAGTGCGGTTAAATCCCGCTATGAATCCGGGCAAAAGCTCGCCGCCGGTGCGCGTAATGTCGGTGTGGCCGGTGTTGGGATGGCGACCGCCGGTGTGGTCGCCGGTGGTGCAGTGCTCAAACCCGGCTTTGATTTTTCGCTGAAGAACTCAGAGCTTCAGGCTGTACTCGGTCTCGATAAAGAATCGCCAGAAATGAAGGCGTTAAAGGGGCAAGCCCGAACGCTGGGCGATAATACGGCTGCATCTGCTGATGACGCCGCAGCGGCACAAATTATCGTGGCAAAATCCGGCGCGGATAAAGACGGTATTCTCGCGCAGACGCCCGCCATTCTGAATATGTCGCTCGCGAATAAAGAAACGATGGAGGATAACGCAAAGTTACTCATCGGTACGAAATCCGCTTTCGGTCTCGCTGATGACAAGGCAACGCATATTGCCGATGTGATCTCGATGACCATGAATAAATCACAGGCTACGTTTGCCGGTCTGAGTGACTCACTGACTTATGTCGCGCCGGTCGCAAAAAATGCGGGTGTGAGTCTGGAGGAAACCGCCGCGATGATAGGCGCGCTTCATGACAACAATATCACCGGCTCGATGGCCGGTACCGGTAGCCGTGCCGTGTTAAGTCGATTACAGGCACCATCCGGCAAGGCATATGACGCGATTAAAGAACTGGGCGTCAAAACGATGGACAGCAAGGGCAACACCCGCCCGATTTTCTCCATCCTCAAAGAAATGCAGGCCAGCTTTGAGAAAAATAACCTCGGTACCGGCCAGCGCTCAGAGTACATGAAAGCGATTTTCGGTGAAGAGGCCAGCTCATCGGCCAGTGTCCTGATGGCCGCAGCGGCCAGCGGAAAACTGGATAATCTGACACGTCTGATTAAAAGCTCTGACGGCAAAACTGAAGAGCTGGTCAAGGTCATGCAGGACAATCTCGGCGGCGACTTTAAAGAGTTTCAGTCAGCCTATGAGGCGGTCGGAACTGACCTTTATGACCAGCAAGAAGAGTCGCTCCGCAAGCTCACCCAGACGGCCACAAAATACGTGTTACAGCTCGATGGCTGGATCAAAGACAACAAGGAGTTAGCGGAAACTATCGGCCTTATCGCCGGTGGTGCGCTTGGTCTCATTGCCGTGATTGGCGGTATTGGTCTGATTGCATGGCCGGTCATCGCCGGGATTAACGCCATTATTGCGGCGGCTGGCTTGCTTGGTGCGGTCTTTACGACCATCAGCGGCGGGGTTATCGCTGCTATCGGCGCTATTACGTGGCCGGTCGTGGCCGTTGCGGCGGCGGTTGTCGCTGGCGCGCTGCTGATTCGCAAATACTGGGAGCCTGTCAGCGCCTTTTTCGGCGGTGTTATCGAGGGGCTGATGAGCGCCTTTGCGCCGGTCGGGGAAATGTTCGCGCCGCTGGCACCCATCTTTGACGGCCTCGGGGAGAAACTTCGCGGTGTCTGGCAGTGGTTTAAAGACCTGATAGCGCCGGTAAAAGCGACTCAGGACACGTTAAACAGTTGCCGTAACGTCGGTGTCATATTCGGTCAGGCGCTGGCTGATGCTTTGCTGATGCCGCTTAACGCCTTTAACAAGCTGCGAAGCGGTATTGACTGGGTGCTCGAAAAGCTCGGGATTATCAACAAAGAATCCAGCTCACTTGACCAGACCGCGGCGAAAGCCAGTGCGGCGACGCAGAACGGCTACAGCCCGGCTATCAGCTCTTACAACAGCTATCTGCCGGTCACGGCACCCGCCGGTAAAACCTACATCGACCAGAGTCGGCCAACCTATCAAATCAACGTGCCGGGCAACGGTATGCCGGGCGGTCGGTTAGGTGATGATTTACAGGATGCACTAGAAAAATATGAGCGTGAGAAACGCGCCAAAGCCCGCGCAAGCATGATGCATGACTAAGGAGACCGATTATGATGCTGGCATTAGGTATGTTTGTTTTTATGCGTCAGACGTTGCCCTATCAGAGCATGCAGCGCAGCGCGGATTATAGCTGGGCGTCAAACTCCCGCATCGGGAAGCGTGATGCTTTTCAGTATCTCGGTGAAGGGGAGGACAAAATCACCCTGAGCGGTGACCTTTATCCTGAGCTGACCGGCGGCAAGTTTTCGATGCTGACGCTTTATGCGATGGCCGAGCAGGGGCGAGCATGGCCGCTTATTTCTGGCTCAGGCTGGATTTACGGGATGTTTATTGTCAGCAATGTCTCGGAGACCGGCACGGTATTTTTTGAGGACGGGTCCCCCCGAAAAATCAGCTTCACTCTGTCACTGACCCGTGTCGATGAATCGCTCGCGGCGGTCTATGGCGATATCGGAAAACAGGCCGAAAGTCTGGTCGGTAAAGCTGGCGATCTGCTGTCTAAGGTGGGGGCTTAATCATGCTGGATATTATCACCGGCGCGGGTGCCACACTGACGCCCGATTTTATGCTGACACTGGAAAGCAAAGATATCACCGGCAATATCAGCGACCGGCTGATTAATCTCTCGATGACGGATAACCGGGGCTTTGAAGCTGACCAGCTCGACATTGAACTCGATGATTCTGACGGGCTTGTCGCGCTGCCGATTCGCGGCGCGGTGCTGTCACTGTATCTCGGCTGGAAAGGTTTCGCGCTCGTTGGTAAGGGGCGATTTACCGTCGATGAGGTGGAGCACCGGGGGGCGCCAGATACGGTGACCATTCGCGCCCGTAGCGCTGATTTTCGCGGAACGCTCAATTCACGCCGCGAGGAATCATGGCACGACACCACACTCGGCGCTATTGTCAGCGCGATAGCCGCCCGGAATAAATTAACGGCCAGCGTCGCGGATTCTCTTGCCGGGATAAAAATTCCGCATATCGACCAGTCGCAGGAATCCGACGCTGTTTTCCTGACTCGCCTGGCGGAACGCAACGGCGGCGCGGTATCGGTCAAAGCGGGTAAATTGCTGATGCTTAAAGCGGGAAGTGGTACGACGGCCAGCGGAAAAGCTATCCCTCAGATTACTATCCAGCGCAGTGACGGCGACCGGCATCAGTTTGCTATTGCTGACCGTGGTGCTTACACCGGCGTAACGGCTAAATGGCTGCACACCAAAGACCCAAAACCGGCGAAGCAAAAGCAAGCGGTGAAGCTGAAGCGCAAGCCCAAAGAGCAACACCTCAGGGCGCTACAGCACCCGAAAGCAAAAGTCGTGAGCAGTAAAACCGCAGCGAAAAAGAAGAAAGAGCAGGAAGCCCGCGAGGGTGAATATATGGCCGGTGAGGCTGACAACGTTTTCGCACTGACGACCATTTACGCGACAAAGGCGCAAGCGATGCGCGCGGCTCAGGCGAAGTGGGATAAATTACAGCGTGGCGTTGCGGAGTTCTCAATCATGCTGGCAACTGGTCGGGAAGATATTTATCCCGAAATGCCGGTCAGGGTCTCGGGCTTTAAGAGCGTCATAGATGACCAGTCATGGATAATCAGCAAGGTGACCCATAACCTCGGCGGGAATGGCTTCACGACGGCTGTAGAGCTCGAGGTGATGCTCTCTGATGTGGAGTATGAAACGGATAGTGATATGTTAGAATGTGATGATAAGTAATTGTTTTGTAAGTATTAAATGGTTAAAATTGGGTCATTGAGTCCAGCCGGTGAGGTGAAAAAATGTTTCATTGTCCTTTATGCCATACAGCCGCTCACGCGCGCACCAGTCGTTACTTTACTGATACCACCAAAGAGCGCTATCACCAGTGCACTAATATTAATTGTAGCTGCACGTTTGTAACGACTGAAACGGTCGAGCGATACATCGTCAAGCCGGGTGAAGTGGTACCTGCATTACCTCATCCTATGCAAAACGGCCAGCAATCAATACCTTGGATGTAG